TCTTAAAGCATGTGGGGGTAAAACTAAGCAAATGTATAATGGTGGGCCTACCGACCCTGATCCTAGATTTACTCAGCAGGTAGATACTAATGTAACACCGTTAACAACAATTAATCCAGATGACTTGCTAATAGATCCTATAACTGGATCTGTTAATGCTACTAGCAATCCTCAATCATTTACTGAATCGAATAGTGGATTAGCATTAGACACATCTTCTGAAAATGGTCAGACTATTAAACTTGGTGAAGATTTAGCAACAACAACTTATAAACCAAAAGCTGCTAAACAAGTAAAAGAAGGTGATTTTAATTATAACTGGATTGCTGCTGGATTAAAAGCTGTGGCATTAGGTAAGTCAATAGATGATGCATTAACACCTGCCGAAAAAGAGAAAACCATTTTACCGAACTATTACAAAGCCGATCGTCAAATATATTCAGCAAATGCTGATTATACTCAAGCTAAGCAAGATGCTGTAGGCGCTGCGAATTTAATGTCAAATATGAATAGATCGGCATCTACAAACTTTGGAGCATTTCAAGGTAGACAATCCATGAACTTTGCAAATCTTGCTCAGCAGATAGGTAATATTTCAACACAAGAAAATAATATGAGATCTCAACAAGCATTACAACGTGGTCAATATGAGACTAATAAAGCAGTTGATACTGCTAATCGCAGATATCAGAATAGAATAGATAATCAGATGAATCAAGCAAATGCTGATTTAGCTGATCAAAAATTATTTTCAGAACTTAGTCAAATAGGTACTACATTTAATGAATATCAGTATTATAAAGATGCTTTGAAAAATAATAGAGAACTTGCAGCTATGAAGATCAAAGAAGCATCTGCAATACTTGGTGCTAAATATGAAAACTTTGGATTTGATGAAAACTTTATGGATCAAATTTCTAAAGGTAATTATGACGGTGTTGATTTTAATCAGCTTGTTAAATTTATAGGAACAGCTGAGCAAGTTAAGAAAGCAAATAAATCTAAAGGGTAATGGCAATAGGTATATATAAAATACGTAATTTAAAAAATGATAAAATTTATATAGGAAGTTCTATTAACTTAATAAAACGTCAAAGAGATCATTTTCGTAGTTTAAATTTAAAAAACCATTACAATTTAAAATTACAACGCGCATTTAATAAATATGGTAAAGATAATTTTATATTTGAAATTATTTTAGAATGTAGTGTAGAAGACTTGTTAAAGATGGAGCAATATTATATAGATACGTTGATGCCATCATATAACATTCGTACAATTGCTAATAGCAATTTAGGAACAAAACGAAATGCACTTACTAAACTTAAAATGAGAAATGCGCAATTAGGTAAAAAAATATCTAATGAAAGTAGATTAAAAATGTCAGCTAAACGATTTGGTATAAAATTATCTGACGAAACAAAATTAAGAATGAAAATTTCTGCAAACAATTCTGATAAAATTGGAACTAGGAGATCTGTTTCGAAAATTTGTCCGATAACATTAAATATACTTGAAGTTTATAAATCTATTGCTGAAGCCGGTATTAAAAATAACATTCATAAAAATGGTATAAGTAATTGTTTAGCCGGAGTTGCTAAAACAAGTGGAAATTTTAAATGGAAATATCATGAGTAATATAACAAGATTTTCGAAATTTACTCCGAGAGACTATAGTATGAAATGGCATATGCCAGAAATATTTACGCCAAATTTTGAGGCATGGGATTCTATGTTGGCAAGTCAGCAACAGAAATATAATGCTGCAATGGCTGCTTCTCAAAAATATCCCAAGCATTTGGAATGGCGTGGTGATCTGGCAGGTCAATATAAGCAAAATGTTGAAGGTAATGTTCAAGACATTTCCAATACTTTTATTAATGAAGGTGTACGTGCTGGCAATAGAAAGATGCGAGACTTTGCATTTCAATTAAATCAGCAATGGAATCCGGGAGGACTTGCTCATGAACTTGAAAAAGAATATGAGGATTATCAGGCTGGTGTAAAACAAATATCAGATTATTATGAAAAGAATAAAGCTGAGAATTCAGCAAACAGAATATACTCGTTACATAATTTGAAGAAAGATGCTCAAGGTGAATTTAAGCATGATCCTACTACTGGATTATATGCAAGAGCCGCCATTGTTCCAAATCTTGTACCATATACTGACATTGCTGATGAAGCTTTTAAGGTTGCTAAAGAAATTAAAGAATCTGGACGTACAGATATTATACAAAAAAGTCCTGAATGGTTTTTAAAAATTCAACAAGAAGGTGTTACTGAAAAAACAGTTCGTGAAGTTACTGAAGCATTGTTGGAGCAGCCTAAATTTGCACAACAACTTCAAGTAGAAAAATGGTTGATAGATCAAAATACTACACCTGATCAAAAGCAACAAATGGTTGCAGGTGCCCATGCTCAAGTACTTAAGAATAAAGATAATATTACAAAACAAATTTCAAGTATATTATCAAGTGGCAAAGCCGATGATATTAAGTCTTTACAAACGCAATTGAGCGAATCAGGATATTATACTGGAAAAATTGATGGTAGTAAGAATGATGCATTAAATACAGCTATTGAACAATATAAAGCTGATCTGCAATCTAAAGCGGATACTACTATTAAGAATACATCATACGACTCGCTTGTTAAAGATCAAATGGTTGATTCATATACAAAGCCTCTAATCAAAGCTTTTGCCTATGAGAAGATCAATAAAGATTTGATATTTAATAAGGCATGGGAAACTAGAATGCGTATATCGGCAAGTCGGCAAGACACTCTTGATTTAGTTACAGCAATCCAGTCGTTGCGTAATCCTGAACAAAGTGAGTATCTCGTAACTCCGGGTCTTGGTTCACCAATGGATGCTCTATCTAATATTAAAAAGAAACAACAAGAAGCACTTACAAATGCTGAAAAAGGTTTCAATCAAATTGTTCAATTATCTGGTGTAGGGAAATCTCTTGGTACAACAGCTCCTAACAAGATTAATGAAGTAATGAATGCTAGAACTCAATCTAAAGACTCTGAAGAGTTTAAACAACGGATGATTGGAATGGGTTACACACCTGAACAAGGTAAATCTGCATGGAATTTCTTTAATTCACCAGCAGCGTCAGATCTTCAGAATTCATATCTTTCAATGCAAGATGCTCGACAGATGGTTGATGTTTCTACAAAAGCTGAAGCATCTATGGTTGAAAACTTTTTGAAAACACCTGAAGGCAAGAAAGAATTTGAAAGAATAAAAAAACAATTTCCAAATTCTAAAATGACTGATGCTCAGTTTGCAAGAGAAATTGCTAGTGGATCATTGACTATAGATTCTGGCGGTTCCGGATGGACATTGGGTTATGGATCAGCTTCGCCAAGATCAAGTGTTACAAATTTAGGTGATGAATTTAAAACCAAAATGAATAAGTATTACAAAAACAAACCAGAAGCGGTTCCAGAATCTCTTCGTGGTTATGCTTTTAATGCAATTAAAGGTGCTGGTTCAGAACTTGAAAAAGTTATATTTGATGATTTGAAATCTGGTCACACTTTAGGTTATTCTGCAGATGGTCAGGCAGGTATTCCTTTTAAAGTTATAGGTTCTAATTCATCAGTCGATCAAGGTGATGTAGAAATTACAGATATGAGATTTGATGTAAATGCTTCTGGTGTCACATACTATCTTACTGGTAAATCTAAAGAGGGTAAGGCTGTTAGCGCTGTTGTTAACGCGCCGTCAACACATGCTCCAAAACTTAGACAAATTGCTTTAGACATGAAGAAGGAAGCTAAAGATGGTAACGATCCTGGACTTGATGCTATAGCTAATCAACTTTATGCTGTAACAACTGAAGGGCCGCGATTCCAAAATGCGGTTGAAGATGCCCTTAGTCTCAATAATAAAAATACTAGACAACTTAACGAAGTTCTTGATATAGATAACTCGTTTGGTGATACCCGCAGAACATTCGGTACAAATGCAAATATTAAAGGTACTGAAGTGGGTAATCCTAAAATAGTTGGTGGAAACAAATATCAGAAGTATAAAGTATATAATCCTAAAACAGGGCGTAATGCTTATATGATGACTATCGAAGTTGAAACCAATGAGGTAGATAGTAAAGGTAATAAAATTTTACAAAAAGCTCCTGTTAGAAATGCTGATGGCGGATTGTTCTATGAAACATCACAAGAAGCAGAATCTCCCGTGTGGGATAGAATTCTTATGAATCAAATACCTGTTGAAATTAATCAACAGAAAATAAAACAAACAAATGTTACTCCTGAACTTGCTACACAGTTGATGACTGGAGCAGCCGCTATTATACAACAAAATTCTCAAGATCAAGATGATGAATAAACATGGCTAAAATAACAACTGAAACTACTACAGGAACCAAGTTTGATCCGCTTAATGGATTAAATGATGATTTGGCCAGACTAGGTTTAACACCCACAACTGAGACTCAACGGTTTTCATTAGGTATTCAACAAGATCGTTTAAATTCTTTTAGTGGAATAGATATTGGTGAGTATAAGCCAGATTCGTCATTATTCAGTTCAGATGAAGAAGCTCTCCCATTACTTAATGAACAGCGCGCTCGTGATCAAGGTTGGGGCGAGCAAGCTCTTAAAGGGCTTGGTCGTGTTGGTGGAACAATATTAACTGAGATACTTAAAGTTCCGGGTTATCTGGGTGGTGCTGCAGGATCGTGGGCAATGGATGGTGACTTTGTTGAGAATACAGTTAATAACGCATGGGTGAATGCTTTTGAAAATTTGGATGAATCTATCAAAGAATCAATACCGGTTCACTTAACTAAAGAAGTTCAAGAAGGCGGTATAGGTACAAAATTAATGTCATCAGCTTGGTGGGCAACTACAGGTGCTGATGGTGTTGGTTTTTTGTTAGCTATGTATGCACCCGGTCAATTTTTAAAAGCGTTTAAACTTAGTTTATATGCTGCTGAAGGTGTTGAAGGTATGGCCAAATTTGCAGGAGCAAGTTCAAAATTTACTAAAGCACTTACGGCAAACAATATATTAAAAGGTACTCAAGCGGGTGCCAAAATGACTGCTAAAGGTATTGCAAATATAGAATCATCTGCAGCAGTAGCATTGAATACATTTGTAGAATCATCTGCTGAAGCTGCCAATACATTTGATAATGTCAAGAAAACATATTTAGAGCAAAATCCAAATGCTTCTGAAGATGAAGCAAATCAATATGCAAGTAATTATGCAGCTTCAGTTATGAAAGCTAATATAGGTGTTTTAGCATTAAGTAATTTATTTGATGAAGTCTTTTTATTTAAAGGTTTTGGTGCTGAAAATGCTGCTAAAGAAAGTATAATTGGTAAATTATTTAAAGATGGTGTATTTGATACTGAAGCAATAAGCAAACTTAAACGAGCGGGTATTAAAGAATTTTCGAAAAAATCATTGCCAAAACTTGCAAGCAACTTTGCAAAAGAAGGTATGTTTGAGGAAGGTCTTCAAACTAAAATTCAACAACACTATGAGAATGTAGCATCTGGTAAAACTAATGCTGGTTTTTGGGATGATGTTGTTGGTAATTATTTTGAGGATTTGATGACTAATCCCGAAATGCAGGAGTCTGTAGTTCTTGGTGGTATTCTTGGTGGCGGTGCTAGTCTTGTAGGACTTGCTAATGAAATTAAAAGTAAAAATGATTTACTATATGGTAAGCAAAACAACTATCCGTCGTTTATAGGTCGTGTATTAAATAAGAAAGAAAAAACTGAAGCACCTGGTCTTGTTAATATTCTTCAGGATAATTTTGTAAACTCTTTTAGAACAATCCATGACATTGCTGAATTTGATGACAATGGTAAGCCTATTTATGAAAACGGTAAAATAAAAATTAATGAAGCAAAGCTTACCGAACTGATTGAGCAAAAGCAAAACATGCTTACGCTTAACCAATTACATAATGTTGCAGTTCTTGAAGGTAACAAAGCTGAAGAAGATATGTATGGTGATCAACTTGCGTTTAATTACTTCTTACCATTCTTGCAGCAAGATGGTGGATACGATGTGCTTAAACAACATATTGATCAACAGTTGGTCGAACTCATGGCCAAAAAGAATGAAGATGCTACTGGTAAAATTGCTACAGACGAGGATAAAGCTGGTATAAAAAATAAACTTATGGAACGTCTTGAAAAGTTTCATAAGATTTATGATGAGGTAAATACTACAACTAATACAGAACTTCACGTAAGGCCTACTGATAAAAATTATGGTGCATGGAAAGATAGTGTACGTAATAGAAAAATGCAATCATTGATTGCATTTGAATCTGCTAGCAAAGCACTTAACGAGATCAATACTAAATTTCCAGAAGAATTAAGTGATGATATTCTTGCAACTCTTTCTCCAGTAGATGTTATCAAATATCATTTTGGTAAAAAATATAAAAAGTATTATCAAGATATTATTGATCAATCTCGTGACATGTATTCTAAGTTAAGTTCTGGCAAAGGTCTTAAAGAAGATTATGAAAAATATAATAAAAAAGTTGAAGAACTTGATAAAAAAGTTGTTGAAGAAACTGAAAAAGAATTTGAAAAAGACGATGTTGTTGCAACCAGTGATGATTTTGAATCTCAAATAAATAATGCTGGTTATGAAACACAACGTTCTAATCAATTTAAAGGTTTTTATATTAAAGGCGAGCGACTTGTTGTAGAAAATAAAGATGGTAAAAGAGGTTATTTAGAATCAGTATATGATCCTAAAACAAAAACATCATCTCAGTTTCTTGTAACACCGTCCGGTCGTAAACAAGTTACAGATTCAGAAGGTAATTTTACTAATGATTTTTTAAAACTTGGTTTTAAACCTATTTCAAGAACTCAATTAGATTCGGAAAGAAAAGCGCTAGCAATACAAGAACGCAAGCAAGCTCAATTAAAACTTCTTCAAGAAGAGATAGATTTTAGATCGAGACAATATGCATCGCATCAAAAAGAGATTAATGATATTAATAAGCAGATTGAAGATTATGAAAAAGAACTTGATGTTGCCACAAAAGAGTTGTTATCAATAAATCCTAAAAGCGATCTTGCAAGAAATGTAAAGAAGAAACAAATTCGAGTTCGTATTGAGACATTAAATAACCTTATTGAAAATATCAATAGTACTATTAATAATCTCAAAGCTCGTAGAGATGAGTTAGTTGAAACTCTTCCAAGGATTCAAGCAATTCAACAAGAGTATCAAAAACTTCAAGATTTAGTTAAAGAATCTGAAGTATTTTCTTTCAACCAAGAGTTAAAGAAAACTGAAGAGCAGCTTCTTGAAAGACCTATTGAGGATTGGGAATTCACTGAAAAAGATATTAATGATATACGCAATTTAATTGTTGAAATTGAAAATAAAATTAATCATTTAACAGCAGTCAAAAACTCTATAGAAAAAGTATTGAAAGCCAATGAGGTATTCATAAAAATGATAATGTTAAATGAAGAAGAATATACAAAAGCTTTTACTGCTTTTGATAACTTTTTTAAAGGTATACCAATGCCTTACGCTATCAGGCGTATTCATCAAATCATTACTGACAATTTAGAAAATACAATTGGTGGTGAAACCTTGACAATGAATAATATTATTACCAATAGCGTTGAGATAGCAAATTGGTTTAATGCTAATCCTAATGAAGCAGAGAAACGCTTGGGAATCGTTGGTAGATCTGTTACTGAGATAGATATTTATGAAAAGATTGGAGATATATTAGACCCATATGTTAGTTCAATGAACAAATTATCTAAAGAGTCTCCATTATCTTTAGAAGATATACATGATCTCCAGCATCGTGCATACGCTACCAACAAACAAATTCAAGAACTTGATGAACAGATTGTCAGACAACGTGAACGATTGTCTACAAGTGAATTGTATAGAAAGTATATAATGCTCAGACGAATGGTTCAGGATAAAGTTGAGAAACGATATAATGAACTTAGAAGTGAACAAGCTGCTAAGAATCTTGAATTTAGTCAGAAACAACGTAACTCGTTACCTGAACCTGTATCTGAATCTGATATGCGTGATATATTTTATCAACATGCTTTACCATCAACACCGTTTTCAACTACCGGGTTGTCTGTTCTTTATGAAAAAGAAGGTGCTAAGAAAGGTAAAGACATGATTGATGAAAATGGTTTTCCAGTAATCAATGATAATGAATTTCAGAGATTATGGTTTTTAACAGTTGATAAACTGTCTGATGATATTAATGATTATATGCTGTTACCTGTTAAAGCTAAGTATGATAGTAGTGATGATTTTCAAAAAGCTATTGAAGCTAATTTTCCAAATGAAAGTCAGCGTACAGATCACGATGTTTTTGTATTTCTTGTAGACAAAACAGGTAAACCTGTAAAAGTTGATAAGCAAGGTAATAGATTAAACGATGGCGGTACATTTGTATTTACATCGTTGCGTAAACCTGAAGAAATATATCCTGAAGGTAAGCCTGCCAAAATAATGCCTGATTATATTTTAACAGAATATCTTACATCATTAGGTATTAACATATCGTTAAAGTATCAAAATGTAAAAGGTAAAAAAATAACTGAAGTTATTAGATCAAAGACGGCATTAAATACTTTAAAGAAATATGTAGATAATGATGCTACATTTGATGATCTTATGAAAGATGCTACTGAGTATTCCAAAAATCAATATAAAGATTTTATATCATCTCTTGGTAAAGGATTTTTAAAGATTGAAGGTGTAACTCGTGGCTATCATTTGTATCAACTTGATAAAGATGGCAAGCGTAAACGACATAAACCACTTGAAGTATTTAAAAATATAAACTTAGCTAAAGGCTTTGGAACTGGACAACTTCAAGGTGGAACCCTTGGCGTTGTTGTAAAAAGTGTATTGGAATCTAAAGGTCAGTTAATTACATTACCTGAAGGTTCTGTATATGTTAAGTTTCAGAATGGTGAATTTGCCACTCTTGAAACGAGAATGGTAAATGATAATGAATCCAGACTGTTACTGTACCTATTGAGTTTAGCAGATACGTCTAATCCTTTAAACAGTATAACGATACCATTCCCTAAAAAGAAAGATGGATCATCTTACTTTTATCGAATTGGTAATCATACCATTGAAGAAACTATTCCTGTATTTGCAAGAAGATTACCTAATGGTCAACCTTTTTCATTGTTACATACTATTATAAACTATGGATTTAAATCTGAGGGTAAGAATAAAAAAGGTGAAATATATATTCAAAATGGAAAAATTCATTATACAACTTTTGATGGTGAATCTCGTCAAATATCTGTTAAAGAGTTGAGCGATGCCATAGCTTCTGATAAGTTTGAGAAACACAGTGATGCTGTTAAAGATTTATTTGACTTCTTAAAAACAAAGCGTTTTAATATAGAAAAAAATCTGTTAACATCAAATCCTATATTTATGAAACCATCACTTAAACGATTGGGTAATGGTAAATATGATGTAGAATTTGACACCAATGGCTCGTACTATGATCACCTATTTAAAGATGTATTAACAACAAGCGCTACAGTTAAAGAGGGTTATCCATCGCAATTGCAGCGCAATGTTATATTTGATAAGACAGTTACAACTGTTGTGGAAACACCTAAAGCATCTACTGGTGCAAAAGCTACCAAGCCTAAAACTCAAAAGAATGTTCAGGATAATAAGAAAGATAGTTGGCTTGCTGAGAAAAAGCAAAACCTAATCAAAGCTAGGCAAGAACGATTTCCAGAATTAAATACATTAGAAGCTACTGAAATGTTTAACAGTACATTTAAACAGATGCTAGAATCTCAAATTGTAGGGTTTACTGTTAGTGAAGCTGACTGGAAAATGTTACGTGATACATTTATTAAACCTGAAAAGATTGATGAATTGCCAGCAGACTTCTTGAAAGCTGCTGAACAAGTTCATGCTAATAGAACATCAGTTGAAGCTGTTAAAGCAGATATAGTAGAAGAAAATAAAAAAGATGTACCTTTGGAAACACCTGCTGAGAAATTAGCAAAAATGCGTGAAAATCGTTCATCTAAACTAATACCAAAATCAAAAATGGCTAAACCAACAAAAGATGCGGATAAGTTGTTAAATTTTGAAAAGATGCTTGATAACTTTATAACTTCTGGAATAGTGCAAAAAAAATGTAAATGAGTTGTACATATATCTATGATAAAAAAACATATAGTCGAGATGGTCTTTTATCTAAGCTGGTAAAAGACCATAATCGACTCACCCCAAAGTCTATATCATTTTTGAAAGATAAGCTTGGGTTATCAGATTCTGAAATTATTATTGTTAACGGACTCATTGATGGAAAATCTTTAGGTAGGTTTAGATCGGATGGTTCAGTATTATTGAGCACATTTGCAGATTCATCTGTAGCATATCACGAAGCTTTTCACCGAGTTTTCAGAATGTATCTGAATAATGATGAACGTGCTCAATTAATTAAAGAGTTTAAAAGACGATCTAATTGGCAATCCAAATTAGAATCTATTAAGAGACTCTATCCAGATCTTTCAGAAAATGAACAAATTGAAGAATACTTTGCAGATGAGTTTAGTGATTATGTACTGAATAATGGTGATATTAAAACAGATCAGATGTTAAGATCTGTTTTTGATAGGATTATTGATTTTATCAAAAAATTGCTTGGATTAAAAAGCAAAACTATTTATGAATTATATGCTGATATAAATAAGGGTGAATTTAAAAAGAATCCTTTACCTGTTCAGTATCGTTATAATAAAAGTGCTGATAAAATATTAATTAATGGCACTGAATATTCAGCTGAAGTTAAAAATGAGTTTGTGCAAGCAATTGCTCGCGAGTTCTTAAATGAAGTATTCAGTAGTGGAACAATATACGATCTATTAAATAATCAGTTGAATATTGATGAGAAAGCATTATATGAAGAAATATTTGCAATGTATGTAAGTATTATTCAAGATGACAATCCTGAATTAGCAAGTGATCTTGTTGAAGATTTTTCAAAAGGATCGGATAGTTATATCCTTAATCAGTTTTCAATGTATCTCAAAACTATTGGGGGTGCATTTGAAATTACCCATGTAGAACAGTCTGAGAAAGATTCATTAGAAGAATCTGCAGATGCTGGTGACGAAAAGGGTAGACAAAATGATGATAGCAATCCTCAATGGGTAGCATCATTTCAGATAGATCCTAAAACAAGTATGTCAAAATCTATAAAACTGTTATTGGCAACATTTGAAGATTCATCTGATATTAGCAGTTTAGGATTACCTTCACAAGTACGATGGACTAAAGCATTTAATAAACTTGCTGTACATCTTGCTGGCGTACCAACTAGCAGAGCTATTGAACATTTACTCACTCTTAATGAAGAATGGGTTCCTCAATTAGTTGACGCTCTTGGAGGTGTATCTCCAAATGTCGAAACACTTGATCATAATGTTTTTAGACTGCGAAATGAATTTATTAAAACATTTGCAAAGACACAAAATACCTATGCAATATTAGGTGTTGAAGATAAAAATATTAAATGGTTTGATGCCAATCAGAATACTGCTGAAAAGAAAAAGATAGCTGAATGGAATTCAAACATGGTTAGAGCAATTAATGACCAAGGATCGTTTGAAGATTGGATTGCTCGTGTTCAGAATGAACTCGTGGATGCTAAAAATCCAACGGATAATCATTTCGAGGAGTTGCTCGGCATTATCGTAGATGAAGAACTCAAAGATGAGTATATTGATGCTGGCAATACATATATGACATATATGAAAAAAGTTGCTAAAATTATTGTAGATATTACTAAGTCTAAGAAATTTAGCAATGAAAATCCTCCTGATTACAATAAATTGTTTAATGAAAACAATTTCAATATAAAAGGAACTATTGAAAAGATTGCTAATGCTCAAAATGAATATGATAATGTTGTCGATCTTATGATCAATAGTAGAGGTAAACGATTGTATGGTATTGCGTTAAATACTCATACCACAAACACAATCAATACTTTAAACTATATAAGCTCATTAATTGATCCCGAATCGTCATTAGAAGAAAAACTTAAAATCGTAGAAGAATATTTACCAAATATTTTGAACTATCAAACTGTTGAAAAAACATCAACAGGATATAAGATCAAATCTAGATGGTTAAATGAAATTCTTAAAGGTAATCAGATACAAGTTGTAATTGTTGATGGTGTCAAGAATCAGATGGGTGACGAAGACGCTGTTGCTGATCTAGATGAAACTGATTTATATACCGCAGTTTTAAATACAAGCGTATCTGGAATAAATATATCTATCAAGCATAGTGATCGTTCTGTATACTACGGTTACAAATTGAGTGGTAATCCTATATTTGATTATCAGCAAATAGGTGCTGCAAATAGTAAGGATATATTGGACTACTTAACAACAGTACTTCAGGATCAATTGGCTACTGAAGTTAAGCGAGCTAATTTGCAAGATGTTCCAATGATTCAGTATTTCAGCAAGGTTTATAAAAATAGTATGTTATTTGATTTAAAAAATATTGAAAAGCTGGATCCATTTTCAAATGAAATATCTAAAATGATTCGTCAAAAAGTTGAAGATGAATTTAAAAATTATCTTGAACTTCTTGATAAGTGGAATGTTTTACAATTAGGCGTAAGTCCTGAATTTTTAAGTAGATATAATAATGATGTAAATTTTTACGTTGCAAATTCATTTGCAAATCAAATGTTGACACACTTGGAAGAAATGAAGTTATTTATTGGTGACTTTGCATTCTTTTCAAATGCAGATGATTTTTATAAGCGTATGTCAACAACGAGTGGTACTGGTAATAGACTTGTTAATGATGAAACAACCAATGCGTATATTGCTATGAAAAATGATTTTGAGTTTGAGTTGACCAATCCCATGACTGGTGAAACTGAAATAGTTCGTTATGACAGACCTGTTGATGGTAATTTTACAGTATTAACAGTATATGAAAAGAAAGATTATAAATCACCGTTAGCAGCTGAATTAAAATATAAATCCAAGATAGATGGTAGAGATGTCTCAGAAGCGGTGTACTTGTTTGAAGTAAATATGCTGATTGATGATGCTATCCCACCTGCAAGGATTAAAGAACTTGCTGAAGCCTATGCTTCAAATTATAATGCTGTTAATGAAAATGACGGTCAAACATGGATCAATATGTTTTTCTTTAGAGAGTATATGATGAGACTTGGTGAATGGTCTATTGAAATGGAAAACCTTTTCGTAGCTGAGTTAAAAATTCTAAATGCTAAATCGTACAGTGATATTAAAGATATTGAGATAGAGATCGATGGTGAAAAAATTAAAGTATTTGAAAGTTCAAACTGGACTACCAATCCTATATTTGAATCGGCACATACGCTGAAGCCTCAGTTTGCAGGATTTACCAAATCGTATATTGAATATAGAAATGAAATTAATGGTCAAATAAAGGACATGTCTGAAAGAATCAGACCTTATACTATTTATAAAACATCATTCCACGTATTATGGCCTTCTACTGTATTTGATACAAATTTAAGTGCTGTACATCACTTTATGTTAAAAAATAAAATTGATGTGCTTGCAATGAATTCAGCAAATAAAACAGGTGCTATTGATGTTCAAAATGTGTTTAAACAGAACGAATCGTTATTAAATGCTGACCAGCGCAAGGTTGCTGAGCATGGATTTAATTTTTACGATATGAATGGTATGTTTAACTCTATTGTGTTTAATGGTGATGTAGGTCAAATGCTATTAGACCAATCAATTGTTGTGGCCAATGTAGATAGCTTGAAAGATCAGGTGCGTATAGGTAATACAGAGAAATCTGAAATTAGAGGATCTACGCAGAGCTTGAAAATACTGTTATCGAATATGATTGTAAATGGTAAGCCTAGATTTGAAGGTGCTCAAGAACTGGTAGATGAATATAAATCGATTGTTAAAGATCTGGTTATCAAGAATGTAGATGCACTAAAGACTGAATTTGAATATTCAGATGGTGTTGTCAAAAATCTTAACAATCTTGTTGACACTATTAAAAAGTCTGCTGAAGATAAAAATTCACCTATAAATATTATTGAAGCCATTGAAGGATTCTTACAAGATCCTGTAATGGAAACATTGCCTAATAAAACTAAGATTGAAAATATATTTTATGCAATTATTACAAACAATGCTATTGTATTTAATAGACCGGGTAACTCATACCCGCAAGTAGCTGCTACAGGATTTGAACCTATTGCTTCGCGAGATATTAAAGATGTGTCGAGTATGGAAATATATACTCAACAAGATCTTAAGTTTTATTCGATTGAAACAGATGACGATGGTAATATTATAAATGTTAATCCTGCAGAAGTTATGATTCCAATACCTAGGGATTGGATAAGACCAATTCTTAAAAGATATAAAACAACTAATATTATCGATGCTATTGATAAACTCAATGATGATATTAGTAGAGGGGTTGTTGATACAGATATTACATTTAAAGGTGTACGTATTCCGAATCAGCAACTTAGTTCAAATGATATTGTGAAGGTCAAAAAATTTCTACCACCTACAAATTCAAACTTTGTGGTTGTACCAAGTGAATTGGTTACAAAGGTTGGTGCGGATTCTTCGTTGAAGTTCGCGTAAAATTTTGCTAATTGCTGGAAGTTCCTTAGAGTCTTTAACACTACAACGCAATCTGAAAAGATAATCGTGAATGTCTAAAAAGTTAAAGAATTGGATAATCAGCAGCGAAGTCCCTGTAAAATGGGAAACGTTCAACGACTAAAACTTAACTAAAAGTTTCCTAAATGGATAACAAATCGTATGAAAACAAAAATAACAAAAGAGTCTAGAAATTTAATTATAGCAATGTTACTGGGTGATGGTACCATTAGTAATAATAATGTTTTTAAATTATCGCACTGTATTCAACAAAAAGATTATTTAGAATGGAAAATTAAACAGTTGAATGAGCATGGTATTAGAAATAATGGTTTAAAATCTTACATTAGCGTTAAAGGTTATAATGTTGGCAAAGAAGTTGTATATAGTCAATTAAACATAATACCCTTTATAAAAACATTAAGAAGAGTTTTATATAAACCTTTTAAAAACATTGCTAATAGAAAATTGTTAAATAGATTAGATGCTAGAGGTATTGCTATATGGTATATGGATGATGGCGCATTATCCTTTAGAAAAACTAATGGTAAAACACATGGATTATATGTTAGAATATCAACATGCACTTCCAAAGAAAATTTACAAATAATTATAGATTATTTTAAAGAAGTGTGGGATATTTCATTTTATGCATTCAATGAAGGTAGAAATACTTTTTCATTGTGTTGCGGAACAAAAGAAGGTATTAAATTTTTAAAAATAGTTGAACCATTTGTTTCTCAAATACCAGCGATGCATTATAAAATTAAATACGATTTAAGTACAAGATCTAATAAAGATCTTGGTGTAGATTTTGTGTATAACAATTTCGAAACGCAAAACACTGTCAAAAACAGTGAAGATATAGTCTGATCTGAATGGAAACATTCAGTTAACATAAATGTTTGACGTAGACAAGCTCAATATATATTGGAATGGTGATTCCAAGTTGTTCAATATAAAGTCAGATCCTGATTTTAATAGATTGCTTCAACTTGAACAAAAGATATTACTGCATCCTAGAAATGCACACATGTTATTTATGCCTGTTATTGATGACTTACTTAAGCAAGACGCTCGTGCAGAGATTATAGGTAGACTTAAAAAGCTACCACTCAAAGATCCAACTACATTCTTTCAAACGTTAACTCCACAGAAAAATGTTGAAAAAGGTTTAACGTTCGTTAAGTCTAAATTCGGTGTAGGTGTTGTAGCTCTTGATATTACTGGACATGCTGTATTCATGGTAGATGACATTAATATATCACCAACATTTAATAATCCAAATAATGAGTTTAACAGTACTCCTACAGGATTGTTATTTGAAGGCTTGCAAAATAAGTATTCACTCACATCAATGTATGATGCTGCTGGTAGAATCATATCTGAAGTTCAAAGTCAAACTATGAACAGTCAGGTTGATGCTGGTAAAGATCCATACGCTGTGGGGTTAGGTATAAATAGCCAAACACTTAATATGCTGATGTATCTTAATCGTAGAGGGGTACCTATTATTACAGCACTTAAGTTTATTAACCAACCCATGATTCAGGATTATCTGGAACTTCAGAGAATTAATGAATCACTTGTTAATAAACAGCGTGGTGAAGAGCTTAGAAAGAGTGAACTTATAGATAGTCTGTATGCGAAGCATGAATTAAACAGGCCATTACTGGATCGCAGATTGACAATTACTGAGAAAAGTTTAGATAGTGGTATATTAAAAGGTGAGATTGATGTGATGCAAAGTCAATACTTTGAATACTTCTTGGCATTGGTAGATGAGGTTAGTGCATTTAACGATTTGAAAAATGTAATGACTGTAGATACCAAAGGTAAGAAAGATAGAGCAGCTGTCGAGAACTACCAGAAGCTTATGGTCAAAGTTATAGCAACAGGTATTGTAAGCGATGAGAGTTTACATAAGATTGTAAACAAAGGATTGCTTAGTCCTTTTTATACAGCTCAGCAATTATATACTCAGTTGTATTATCCGTTCTATGCTTTTGATACGTCACTGTTTGGAGAGCCATTACGTGCATTAAAAGACATGTTGGCAGATCGTCAGAAAGGTGAGTACATGAAAGATAAGGTTCGAACAACTGTTGAAAATGATTTTATGTTATTCTTAATTCAAAATTATCATGACGACTTTTCATTAGATTCATTTGATAAGATATTTGGATTTACTGATGATCTAAGCATTGCTAAACAGATTCAAGATTTACAAAACAATAAAGCATTAAAGGATAATCCAGTTATACAGGCATTATTTCCAATGTTATCTGTAGCTAAAGATAAGGCTTCTAATAAAATGTTTGATGCTCTTAAGTTATTTGAAAGAGAGATTAGTACACTCGATCTAAATGACTTCATTGACTATATGAAAGATATACGAGATGAGGTTGATGAAAATCTGTACAAATCGATCATTCAATTGGGTATTTATCAAGCAGGTTTCTTAAACTCACCATTTTCACTCAATAAAGTATTTCCTACATTTAACACATCAAAACGCGAAAATGGAAAGCTTGTAGAATTTACAAATGACTATCTTCGTGAGATCCAATTATCTGTTGTAAATAAATTAAGAGTTTTAGAAACAGAGTCTGATTTGATATTTGATCAGTTTAATACACTATTTTATTTGAACAATCCTGATTTTCTCCCTAAACGTTTTTGGAAAAAATCTCCAATCAAATTCTTCTATTTGTGGAGTAAAGATCGTCAAGAAAGAGTATTGCGTTATATTGATGGACCAACAAATGTTGAAATGCAACCTCTTGGTAACACTTACTTTAAACGTTACTTTCTTGAGCTTGCTCCTAATATTGATTTAACGCCGACGGCAGATACAACATCATCAACCAGCGGATTTAAAGGCTATAAAGGAGGTTATTCAAATGATGGGAAAGGAACTCCTCAAGGAGATGGTAAAGATAAGGCGATGAGAGAAGTTGCTAAATTCTTTATTGGTGAAATGACTGACGGTAATACTGAATCATCTACATTTGGATCTTTAATGGCAATCAAAAAAGATCCTTTGGCTGTAGTAATTAGATCAGATAAAGGTGGTACATATAATATATACGATGCTCAAGACGGTAAAATTGATGCTAACAAATATGTATCAATAAATAATGTATTAGAAGATTTGCGTAGTAAAAAGGGTGTGGTAATGCTTGCTAAAAATGGATCAGCACCTAAACAGTTATTACAATATACAAAAGATTTAATTCTAGAATTTCATAATAACGGTGCTGAGTTTATAGTGGGTGATATGCCTGGAGTAGATAGTCAGTTTATAGATTATTTAAAAGAAATAGGCGCAACGTTCACAATTTATCATGCTGGTTCTAAAAGTAGAATTACTGTTGATGAAGGTCAAAAAACAATTAAAATGCAATTAGATAATATTGAAAAGATTAAGTCTAATAATAAGACAATTACTAATAGGACTGAAAAATTTGATGATGGTATTTATACACTTGTAGACAATACTAGGGTTGAATTGAAATATATGGGTGAAGCTAAAGTGGGTATCGCATATGATGCTCGCAATAAAGAGATACCTGTTGTTAATATAAAAATTAGTAATTTTGAAACCCATGAATGGAATGGAGATCAATTTGCACAAGCAGAAGGATTTAAAGATTGGAATGATTTTAAACAAAATAATAAATTTTCAGATAATTTTATTAATGGTAAACAATCTAGATATGTGTATGATATTAAAGTTTTACAACAGAACGATCCGAATCAGTTAGATTTATTTTCAGGATTATCAGAACCAATGTCATCAATGGAAGATAATATGTTTACACCCGAAGAGATTGCTGAAGCACAACAGAAGAAACAAGAATGTAAAGGAACTAATCCTAAACCTATAACAAAATGAAAAACATAAGCGAAAGATTAATCAAACTTATGAACTATCGAATCGAACAGGAAGAGATTAGTTCAAGATTATATAAAGCAATGGCCGTATGGCTTGATTTTAAAGGTTTTAACGGTGCTGCTAAATTGTGGTACAAGTATTCAGATGAAGAACAGAAACATGCTCAATGGGCTTATCAGTATCTATTAGACTTAGATGTTAAACCTACTGTTCCTACAATTCCACAACCTCAAGGTGACTTCAGTGGTCTTGTAGATATTGTGAATCAATCATATGCTCACGAGCAAGCAATAACTGAACAATGTCAGAATCTTGCTGCTGAAGCATGGAAAGAAGGTGATTACATGACCGTTCATCTTGCTCAACATTATCTTGATGAACAAATTGAAGAGATTAAAAAAAGTTCTCTCTGGGTAAACATGATAGAAATATATGGTACATCAAAAGAATCATTGTTTTTGTTAGATAATAAAATGGCCGAATATGCAGAGTAAATTATCTGGCATATATCAAATACGTTCAAAATTTAAAAATAAAGTTTATATTGGATTAAGTAACAATTTTCATTACAGAAGTCTTTGTCATAAAAGAAAGTTAGAAAACGGAACACATGAAAATGATTATTTGCAAAAACATTATAACAAATATACTACTGGAAAATTTGAATCAGTTTTTGAAATATTTTTGATTGAAGAAATTAACGATAGAAGTATTATGATTGATAAAGAAAGATATTATATTAAATCTTTTAAATCTTTTGACAGACAATACGGATTCAATTTAACATTGGGTGGAGAATATGGATCGCTTTCAAATAATAAAAAGAAATTATTGCAAAGAAAAAGAGCTAAAAATGTATTTGTTTATAATTTAAATGGAGAATTTATTGGTAAATTTCAAAGTGTACCAGATGTTGCGGAGTATTTTAATTTAAATAAAAATTCTGTTATGAATGCATTAAGACGAGGTATTAGACTAAAAAACTATTTATTTTATAGAGAGTTGAGAACTTTTAATAAATATTTTAAAGGACGAACTCATTCTAGAAGAATTTTTGTTTTTGATAATGTTTTTAACCAAATAGATAACATTGAATGTATGACAGATTGTGCAATTAAATACAATATTTCTATAAATACGGTAAATAGTTCATGTAATAGATTATCTTTATATAATAATACATATTATTTTGTTAGAGATAATCAATTAAATAAATTCAAACAAAAATACAATATAATATGATTTGTCCGAATTTATCGATTCCCGATATTAAAGCAGAATTCAATGAATTGAAATCATCTCTTGGTGAAGATATGGCTTATCTTATGTGGAACCGTAATAACGGTTTTCACTTGGATAAGACTCCGACCGGTAAGCCTAGCAAGTTGTTCAACGACTTGTTAGGTCTTACCGATCGTAAAGGTGCAATTGAGATTAAAGCTAAAACTTTAAGCAATTCTTTTAAGCAATGGTTTGGTGATTCAAAAGTTGTTGATGAGAATGGTGAACCTCTTGTTGTATATCATGGAACTAATAATACTTTTTCAGAATTTAAAGTTACTGGAAGTAATGATTCTGTAGGGCGATATGGTGCGATGTTTGGAAGTATGGCAGCAGCAGAATTGAGAAAATCAATGTTTAAAGAAGGAATTATTATGCCAACATTTTTAAAATTAACCAATCCAAAAGAATTTGGAAATCTTCAAGTATTTAATGAAATCAATTACGATAATGTATTTAATGGCTCTGCACAAGAATCATGGAAAAAACAAGGTTTTGATGGTTTATTAATTGATTATCGAAATTCTAAAGCGGATTTAGATATTATGCGTCGCGTAAAAATATATGATTATTTGGGTGACGAGTATGTTGTTTTTGAACCAAACCAAATAAAATCAATCTTTAACACTGGCATTTTCAATCGGTATTCCGATAATATTTACGATAATGATATGATAGTGAGAGACGAAAATCGTCAGCAAACTCAAATAAATGGATCGATGTCGCAAGAAATTGTATCTAACTTTGAAACGTATTTTCCTGATTATGCTTATCTCAATGGTGAGCAGCGTGAAGTTATTGCAGGCCTCGTTGAACAAGGAAAGATACAACTTACATGTACCATTTAATGAACAGAAAAAAGAAATCAAAATGAACTTAAAAATAATTAGATCCGAATTTTTAAATGATCGGACTATCGGGAAACTTTATATTAACGATAAGTTTTTTTGTCACACTCTTGAAGATGTTGACAGAGACTTAACAGAAACAACTCCGAAAAGTATTATTAAGCAGACTAAAGTTGCTAAACAAACTTGCATACCTTACGGTAGTTACAGAGTCATTCTCTCATACTCTACAAAGCTTAAACGTTATCTACCTCTTATATTAGATGTTCCCGGATGGCGGGGCATTCGTATCCATAAAGGATCTAGCCCTGAATGGAGTAGCGGTTGTCCATTAGTAGGTCTTGAACGTAAAGGTAATAAGCTGTCAGATATTAATGAAGCAGAGAAGCAACTAATAAAAATACTGGATGCTGTTAATAAGATTGAATCAATTTACATCACTATAGAACGTGAGTCTCAATGACATGTACAACACCGTCAGTAGAAGAATTAACCAGTGCTATCAATAATCATAAGGCTTTTTACAATATTAGTCGTAATCAGACCCAGTTAGATACTGATGCATTTTTAAACCATACCAAAGCTAATTTTAAAAAGGTAGATAACCAATACCAAACATCTACTGGTAGTAAGTTGAAAACAACTGTTACTACTGAAATTAGTAAAGATTTTGAAAGACGTAATCCCGACTTTAGATCCAATGCTCAGGCAATGAGTATTGTAAATTTTAAAGGTAAAGTCGGTGATTTTATTCACAAGACTAATGAACAAATAGGGTTGGCAATACTTGGCAAATTAGAAGGTAAAACAAATGAAGAGTCGATTGCTATATTAAATTCCTTATCTGTTTCAGATCTAAAATTTACATTACCGACTACAGATCTTACAATAACTGATGCTAACTTTAACGATAATATATTTAAAGGTGTTAAAGATGTATTGCTGCAAATATATAATCGTCAAAAATATATCAATAAACGACTGAACAGTAATGGTACAGTTAAGATTTATTTTGAACAGATTGTGATTGATCCTGCTGAAGATATTGGAGGTACTGTAGATTTACTTGCTGTATATTCAGACAATACAGCATCATTGTTTGACTTTAAAACTAAAATTCCACGTAAAGAATTTTTAAATAGTACTGGAGATTTAATTAGCGAAAACTATATCACAAATGGTGATAAGGATCGTTACAAACTTCAGCTAGCTGCTCTTCATAGAATTCTTGTAAAGCGTTACGGTATCCGTCAAGTTGTTCAGTCTCGTATTGTACCCATTCAAGTAAATGCTCCGTATAACGTTGAATCTAAGAGTTATCATAATACAATATCTAAACTCGTATATGGCGCTAAACAAAATAAGCTTTTATCACAAATAGCTCCGTTACCTGAATTAACAGGTTTTAAAGATCTTGATGAGTTTTTAAAGAATATTGAAACAAAGATCAAGAACTACGAGCTGAAATTGCAAGGTGATAGGAAGAATGCTGATTATTATAAAAATAAAATTAAAGACTTAACTGATGCTAAGGTTGATATTCTTGTTAAACATAGTTTTAACGATCTTGTAGAATATGCTAATAGATTGATTGGCAGTTTAGATAATATTGAAAACTTTACAATAGAGAAGTTAAGAGATGCTAAAGATGAGCTTAAAGCGCTAACATTATTGTCAGGAGCTACTTACGAATACAGAGAAGCACTTAGCTCAAATCCACAAAATGTTCAAATCTTAGATAATATTCAACAAGTGATTAAAGAGTTGACTGCTCAGATAAATGATAAACTTTATGAGGTAGAGCAAGAACTATATAGTAAACGTGTGGCAGATGCTATTCAAAAGCTTACAGGTTATGATATTAAAGACGAAAGTGGTAACTATATACCAATAGCCGATGAAGGATTTTTTGGAAAATACTTTAATCAACTCAGTAATTTTGAGAATCCAATATTTAAAGCATTGAAGACTCAACTTGATGATGCTCAATATAATATTAGAGAGAAAGTTCGAAAAGTTATTGATGAAATCGTTACTGCCGATAATAATCTGAGAAAGTGGATGAAAGATAATGGTAAGGATGAACAATGGTTAATAAATTCATTAATTGATCGTGATCCTAAATCTAAGAATGTAGATAATTTACATCACAAGCTTAGTAAAGAATTTATTGAAAAAATTAATGATGCTAAGGTTTCAGGTAATTCAGCATTTTTTATAGACAACTTTGAAAGTACTGAATCATATATGACTTGGTTTAATACTGCAAAGGTTGAACAAGAAGCGTATTTGAAAAGTAAATTTGGTGATAATATTGGTCGAATCAAATTCAATGAATGGCTTAATAAGTATGACCTTAGTTTAGATAAAAATGGTAAACCTACTAATCCTACTGCATGGTTGGAACAGGGTCGTAAGAATAAACTTAAGCGTAAAAAATCTGTAGAAGAATCTAACTATTCAGCTGAATATAGATATATAAAATCAATACCACAGCTTGATAAATATTACAGTTTATTTGAGAAATATAACAATGAATTTAGAAAAATTCTTGGCGTTGAGTATTATCAGTTACCTTCTACATTTTTACCAAATATTCGTAAGTCTAATATTGATAGATTACTTGATAATGGTATTATTAATGGTACTAAAGATGTATTGTCTAACTTTATGCAAAACCTTAACGTGCGTGAGGACGATATGGTATATGGAGAAATTGATCCTGAGACTGGATCACTAAAGCGCACAATTCCACGATTCTTTATAAACTCATTTAAAGATAAAAATGGAAATGTCATAGTAGGTGAGAAGAGTTATGATCTTACGAAATCTCTTATCTTATTTAGCAAGATGGCTTATAACTACGAAGAGATGAATCATATTGAAGGTACTGTACTTGCAATGCGTGACTTTATTGTAGAAAAAGGTGAACTCATTATTAGACGCGGTGATAATCCATTGAAAGATTTTATGGGTAATGATCTGACAACTAAAATGAATGGTAAACAGATTGAACAAATATTTCAATCTTTTGTTAACCTATATTTATATGGTGTACAAGTTGAACCCATTAGTGACGATTCTTCAGGTCAATATGAGAAGCTTATTCTCGAAGCAAAGAACTACTTTACCATGAAAGCTCTTGGTCTTGGATTTATTCCTGCTGCAGGTTCATTCTTGGCAGCAAAGACTCAAGCACTAATTGAAGGTTCTAAAGGTCAAGTATACACATCTAGTCAGTATAAGGATTCGATTAAAGATTCATGGTCAGATCGTAAAAAGTTTTTAGCATTACATGCATTTTTTGATCCAATGGATGTTCAATATGATTTCTTTAATGTTAATACATCAAAGACTACAATAGGTGATCCTAGAGAACAAAATACAATTAAGAAATATGTAAACAGTAGATTACTGCTTAGGCCGTTCTCACTTGGTGATGAATATATTGATGAAGTTATTACAGCGTCAATGGCTAAAAACTTTTATATAGATAATGATGGTAATCTACTTAGAATGAAAGATGATGTGGAACGTGAGAAATATAAGAATCGATCTGTATGGAATTTATTTACATATAGTGATGAGAATAGTAAATTAAATATACCTGAAGAGCAACTTAAATCTATAAAGATTAAGTTTAAGAATGCTGTACAGGCCGCGCAGTCTAAGATCAAAGGTGTGATACCTGCAGAAGATAAAGCATATTGGCAAACGCAATTGCTTGGTCAAGTTGTCATGCACTTTAAGAGTTGGATGCCCGGTCTTCTTCGTGAACGACTTGGTAAAGCCAAATATAACGATGCACTTCAACTTGTAGAGATGGGCCGTTTTACAGCATTTGGACAAGAGATTGTTAACTATGAACAGTTAGCGATACCAGAATACATGTCATCTATTGTGTTGCCTAAAATTGCACAGCTTGCCAAAAACATTGTATGGTATTCAACATCGAAAAATGATCCTAGAATTAAGTTAGCATACGAGGTTTGGTTAAATAAAAATCCTCAATATAGAGGTAAGGTTTCATTTGAAGAATTCTTATCGGCTCAGCAAACTCAAATGAAAGCGTTGATTCTAGAACTTAGGATACTGCTTACTTTTGCAACATTGATTGCACTGCTCGGTGCTGATTTTGATGACGATGGTAAGAAGTTTTATCAAGAGATGTGGTTGACACGTAAACTAGCGGCAATCATGCACAAGACAAATCAGGAAATAAGTTTTACTTACAATCCTGAAGAGTTTGCAAAGATGATCAAAAATCCTATACCTATGACAGGTGTTCTTACAGATGCTGTGAAAATATTATCAAATGGATACGATGAGTCTGTAGATTTGATATTTGGTGAAAAAGCACCATTACCATTTCATAAGACTCAAGAGCAAGATAAAAGTGGATTTGGATATTATACTGTAAAAGTAGTTCCCGGAGCTTCACAACTTGAGAAATTCTTAGAAGTATTTGAAAAGTCTGATCCATTAAATCAATAGAAAGGTAAAATAAAAAGCCCTCGACCATTTATTTGGCCGGAGGCTTTTTTGTTAAATCTTTTTCGACATGTAGTATAAGATCGTCAATAGTATGGTAATAACCTAATTTTCGATATAGACCTCTTAATTCAAATCCTTGTTCTCGTAATTGTCTGAACAAGTTTTCAAATACAAGTGGGTCATTATTATCGCCAAATCCATGATATAAATCAATTATTGAAATTTCTAATTTAATAATATTTTTATATACCTTTCTACTAAGAATTTCCAATGGTGTATCTATTTCAAAATTCAACATCGTTTTTAAGTTCAATCGTTATGCATCCAATTGATTTTTCAAGTGTAAAATAGGAATGTTTTGGAATATCTTCAAAAATCGCATTAGTACGTCTTATAACATCTGTTCTAGGATTTTTTTCGTAACTCATAGTAATCACAACCAGACCATAATCTTCCATGATAATTTCTTCAGCACCCGCATTATCGAAATAATCAATTAACATTTCCAATTCTTTCAATATTTTTTTAGCCTTTTCTTTCAATATTTTTTTAGCCTTGTCAAGTCCTTTCATATCTTGAATTTTAAAGTTTTAACTAAAAAGCCCCCTATGATTAAGTTCATAAGGGGCTTTTGTTGTTTATCCACAATTGTGGACACTTCCGGGAGTAACATAACCACCACAATGGGTACATCTCCACGGAGTTTTCTGATCAAACGCGAAAGTTTTGTTTTTCATGTTTAAACATTTAAAAAGTGAACGTTAGACGGGAATGTAACTATTTAATAAGTTATAATTACCGCGAGATGTGCTAATACGATCATTAATAATATTGGATTTCCCGTAATTACTAATATTCCAACAGATATTGGGAATGGCGCGAATAATGCAAAGACTGTACTCCACGGATATTTATTTAACATTTTAATTACCCATCGAGCATACTGTTGTTGTTTGCTTCTAAGCTTATTCCACAGCTTCATTTTTGTTAATGGCTTTATCGGGATCAAATTCAACACCATATCGTACAGATAGTTTGGCGTAATTTCGTCCCATAATTTCATCGAGTGGTTGAGTACAGATTTTAACAAGTTTTCGAGCAATAACATTTATATAAAACTGAACTGCATTCAAATCAAGTTCTTTACCATAGTAAATATGTTTTTTAATAATTGACATCAATGATTGAACAGCGTAAGTAATCGAAGGTAATGGTTTACTGTTTGCAATATCTGAATTCATATCAATTGTCAACTCATATTTGCGACAAAGAATCGCAATGTACCAAAGAATATCACCCGCTTCTTTAATAATTTTTTCATTAAATAACCCTAAACGGTCTTCTTCATCAGATGATGCTTCAATTTCAAGCATTAGTTCTAATAGCTCATCACCAATACCAAGTGCAGCATGGAGTGCATCATAATTTTCAGATGCTCTTTGAGCAATGTTTTCCCCACGAGACTCGAAAGGGGCATTAAGTGTAATGTACTGTTCTACTGTCATGGATTAAAATTTAATTGTTGTTAAACCAAGGAAGATTGTTGAAATTTTTAATACGCTTGTATCCAACATTATACCGCTGATTATGCGGTGTATTCCATAAATAAGTACAAATACCAGCTCTATTCAATTCAACAAAATTGTGGAAAGCATCGTCAACAAATACTTCAACACCGCTTTCAAGTGCGACATCTACTTTGGACTGGTTATGTCCAATTGAATATACAGGTCTTGTGGGAAATCCGTTTTTTTGAATCCATTGTTTTGTTAATTCAACAGGAACACTGCGACTAGTAATATAGCAATGGGGTTCAAACGGTAATTCTGACGGTTTTAAACACGGTGGTAAGTTCAGATAGAATTCATTTAATTCTTCAGCACTCATTGATTGGAAATGTAAACTATTGTTATAGCTAAAGTTCCAATTTTCTGGAATGTCGTATCCGAACTTTTCAGTCCATCCAATAGTCCATCCGCAAATAACTTCATCAATATCAATACCTATTTTAGGATGGTTTAAATACTGATGTGGACGATCATCACCTTGTGGAAATATTCTATAATAAGCGCTTAAAAAATGTGCATTTGCTTGAAGATGATCAGCATGAAGCAATCCTGTTTCAGGATCATAATCTTCACCACGCTCGATAGCTGCAAGATGTCGTTTAAGAGAGCCTATTACTCTGCTCCACTTCATGCCTTTTTCCCAATTCCTAGGTGCATATTTCTTAGCACCGGCTGTTAAGACCTGTACAAGACCTTCAACAGCTAATGGATTTGATAGATCGTATCTTAACTTTTCAGTGTCATATCTGACAGCTTCCATTTAACCACCAAGTGAATCATTCACCACATCCCAGTCGTCGTTGTCAAAGTTGTTTTTCATGTTGTAAAGAAGATTTTGTATGTTACTAATGCAATTGTAGATAATACAACCCATACAAACAATACAGGAAAGAACAATTCTTTTCTAGCAAACTCAAAATGAATAGCAAGTGACATTAACTTTTTATCTTTAATAATATCTAATGCTTGCAATATTACAGTAATTCCTAGAGTTGCTAAACATATACCCAATACTTCAAAGAATGTCATTTTGTTTTAGATATTGAATTTCAGAATTAAAAATATCAATCATAGCTAATGCGGGCTTAATACGTTCATAAATACATTTATTATTGAGTTCAGTAGCTATTTCATAAGTGTATATAAGTCTATCAATAAGATGTTCAATAATGTTTAGGATGTGTTCAGTATTTAATTCGTATAATACATATCGAACAGGTACTTTTCTGCGATTTTTATTAATATCGTACAAACTAATCCATTTAAATTGTTTACGAATATCTTCAATAATATCTGATATTTCAGCGTATTGTATTTCACGATTTGTTCGGATATAGTCAAACCCGCCATCTATGAAAGCTGTACCATTCATCTGAAAATCATGTTGTGAAAATGAAAACAATTTATTACCATCATCACCAATTATATAATGAATTTTCATGACATAATTAAGTTTTCATTTTTTAACATTTTCTCCCAGTTTTCACGATCTGATTTAAACAAAAATGGCGACGAGTAACTGTTCAATGTAGCAACGATTATATTATTTCTAATATTACGATTAGAATCAATAAATCTGAAATGATTAGCTTTCTTAAAATTTTCTCGTACAACTGAAGCTAATCCAATACGAGTCTGCAATGTTGCATATAACATGAATTGTTGCTTATCTTTTGGATAACTCTTTACATGCTTTTTCATAATATCTGAAATAGTAAATATTTTTGGATATTTTATTAAAATATTAACACAATCTTTAATTAAAAGTTCGAGATATTCATCATCATTCATCTTTCAAATGTGGTTTCTGTTTGTAAAGATCATACATATTATCGGCAAAATGATTAATAGCTTGACATGATTCTGTCACACTTAGATCTAATTCTTCTATAGTAATCTTACCCTCTCTAAATCTACGAATATTACTCCGAATACTTGAAGTGTGATGTGACATATCATGACATAACATTAAAATTTTACGATCTGCTTGTACTTTATTGAGCATCAGTTTTACGACTTTTTAATTTACAGTCTCCAGTGCATTTATAAATAGGTGCATCAGATGAAATAATCATTGCACAGTAAGGACATGCTGTTGTTTGAGATTTTTGTGACTTAGTCATATATGACTGGTGAAGTGGTTATTGAATCGGGTAATTGCAGCTTTTTTTGAATGTTTCCATAGTATATCATAAGCTGCTTGAGCAGCTTCTTGGGCATTTTGTTTATCTTTTTGTGCTGGGATATAATATTCTTTTCTGAATTCAACAGTTATTTTATGAACATTACCAAATGTTTCTCGTAACCACTTATGCGTTTTAGACATGCCCATTAATTGACCAAACATTATTTGATGCTTAAGATAAGCCGATGCTTGATCATGATTCAAATATTTGAGTATATTATCCATCTATCTCAAGATTTTCAGATTGATCATCAGAATCCAAAGCTTTAGATTCACCTTCTAGGAATCTAAACGACTTTAGCTTAAAGGATTGACCTCTATCGACAGTAAGTACAATACCTTCTTCAGGTATTTTATTTTTGCACATTACACTATCACCTTCCAAATATTCTTTTTTAAGTGCCATAAATAATTCATCAGCTTTAATCTTTTTCGCACGTTTATTATTAAGTTTATTCTGATAAAGTTCTAATAGTGTACAATTTTCATTTAAAATAGGTACTCTGGCAATATCAATAATATCAGAATTAAGCCCTTTCATAAGATTGTTAACATTTTCATGTAATGAAACTCTCCACACAAATTCATCAATCTCTTGACTTGACCATTCGATTGGAACACCGCCATCAGATGTTGTAGTAATACGATAAATGTAAAACGCACTTTTACCATGCTCACAGCCATAATCATATCCTTTTTGGATATATGAACCTGTAGGTGTATATCCTACAATCTCACCATAGATGGTCATTGCCGGTGATAAATAATTTTTTATTTTATCATAGGTCACTTTCCAAACATCACTGTCATAATAACCTTGAATAGGTGTTCGATAATGATCTTCAATAAATTTAATAACTGATCGACTAGAATACATACGTTTGTATTCTACAGTATTTACACGGAGTCCGAAGAATTTCTTAATCTTTTCAAAGAATGACAGTTTTTTATTAACAAGTAAGTTAGCAAATATCGCTGAAGTGCCGTGCAGCTTCAGGCTAATATTTACTAAGTGATTGGGATTGATAGATTCCAGAGTCTTTGGTAATAGTTTAGGTGTATCCCTATGAAATCTAAATTGACCGGGTACAATTATATGATCCAGTCGTTGTTGATTTTTGACTCTTTCGGGATTAGCTCCTGAATTTCTAACAACTGGTACGTATTTCTGACAAATGATACAGTCATTGATGGTATCAAATTCTGCATCAATAAGCTCATTTGCAAAACGTGTGGTATATTCAAAATCAGTAGATACTCCTAATTTGTCCAAAGCATTTAACAATTCACCGAATTGCATAATAAAACCTTCGCTGGGTTCTCCACGGAGTTTTACAGCTTTCACACGCGCTTGATGATTGAAATATCCACTGGCTGTAGGATCTTCATTTAGCGTCTTGTCATTGTACAAATTAAGTACTCTGAGAATATTTTTATTAATTTGACATTCAATTGGAAAATATATAACAATATCATCTTTATTTAACAATCCTTTTGAATACCACACGGTATTGCCATCAATCACAAATCCTTCAAGCTTGTCAGCATTTAGATGAGGAATTGGGTCATTGAGTTTGACAACTTTTGCCAAATAATTACTGTGATTTGAAATCTTTATAATCATAGTTTTGTTTTAAAGATTAGTATTAAAACACTTTTCGCATCTGTTGTATATCCATCCGCTAGGGCTTGTATGAAGTGTACTAAGTTTACCACATATTTCGCAAATAGTTTCTGATGCTTTTTCATATTCATTGATAGTTTCATACATATCAAATGTACCTGTTGGAATGTAAAAACGTAATCTTCCGAATTTCTCTTTTACTTGAAAGAATTCACCATTCCATCCAAGTTGTAATAAGTCAGACATTAAATTATTGACAAGATCTAACCAGCCGTCTAAAATATCAAATGAAAATCTTTTGGCTTGTTTTGACCCGATGCCTACTACTCTGATATTATTGTCTTTGAGAAATGTATTAAATGATGTATAATCTCTCATATCAAGTTAGTTAAAACATAATCAATCGCTGCCGAATATGCAGCTTGTGGTGTATCAAAGTTTTCTTTTCCATAATATCTATCGACAGCAATTGCATATTCTGTTACTGTTTTAAAACTTTTAGGTATAATATTCATAGGTTTTGCTACCCATCTATATTTAGATATATTAGGTAAATAATTGGCTTCTACATTAATGTTATGCTTAACTCTTAGCCATTCTACAACTATCCATTGTTCAGGAATAGTGAGACAATGATAAACATTATACTGTCGTTCCTCATCAATACCTATGTAATCGTTTAAATCATTGGAGTGGCAAATAAATTTTTTAGAATCATCCCCTTTATCTTTAGCAAGTATCCATTGATTATATTCAGAAAGTTCCTTAAAACCCTTTTCTTTAAGCAGTTTTGATTGCTTTACTGTGCAATATGTTGGTGTTATCATAGTCTGAGTTTAACTAAAAGGTTATATATAATTAATACCATGAAAAATACAGGCCAAAACATTCCACATATTGTAGAGCCTTGTAATATTGCTTCTTCTGTGTAGTTATCGTAGTTTAACATATACTGGTAGTAAGCAATACCTGTACAAATAGCAATAAATAGATAGATACTGACGTATATAAAAGTCATGTTATTTTAGTTGTATTGTAAATGTGTACTAAAAACCCATTGTCTAATATATAGTAATTTATATTGTGTCGTTTTGCCACAAATACTAATCCTAAATTATCATCTATCCATTTTTTATTTTCAGGTGTGTAGTTACCATATATTTGGCCATCAAGAGTTTTTGTTAGTTTGATTTTAATTTTTTCTTTTTCTTCCGTATTTTTTACACTTAATCCTTTTAAAACTAACTTACCTAAATGATTAAGTCTATAATATTTTTTGTTACTTGGATAACCTTCAAATTTTACAATTGTAAGTGATTCCCACGGAGGAAACCATACTTCACCCCCATAACACTCAAACAAATAATTATATAACTGAATACATTCTTTAGCATCCTCTTTATGTTCAGTTTTCAATTGAAACTGAAGTGTGTCCATTAATTTTCCCATAATTATAGTTTATTTTTTCCTGTGTATGCCATTGCTGATTTAATAGAATTAACCCAACCCATTAAATAAGGATATTCGTCTTGAGTAGCATTCCCATTCAGCCATTCATCTAAAGTCCATCTAACTGGTATCCATTGAACGGAACCTTCGCTTGGTTTAATATCTTGAGTATATGTTACAAAACCTATTCCATCTAACATAGGATCTTCAGATCTATACACATCATATCCTGTTATATTAGCTTGTTTATATTTCCTTTGCGCCACATGAGTACTCATTCCTGAGTATTTAACTTCAATATTTTCTGAATGGCACTTATAATAAGTTTTAAGATTATTATCTTTTTTCAACCATTTCGAATTTATTTCAGATTCATCTCCAATTACTCTTTTTTCACCAGCACTTTCTAAGCATTGAGCAAATAACTTACCTATCATAACTAAGTCTGCACCAGCAAATAACAGTTTATTAATAGCAGCATATCCGTTGTCATTGAATCCGTATATGTCTTGACAGCGTTTGATATATGAGGAGATACCGTCTGCTACTATTTTAACACGCCCTACAGTTTTTTCTATTTTATAAAAATCTCTGTTAAAGTATTCTTCCTCAGACATATCAATTTTTCGCTTACCTTCTAAATGTTCCTGCCAGTTCTTTTCATGTCGCCTTGCTTGAATACCCAGTGTAGCAATATGATATTTACATTGACTAATTAAAATTTCCAAATCTTCCTGACCTACTCCAGTATTACTTGTAGTATTACATCCACCACCACCTCCAATACCTACGCGAATATAATCTACACCTGTTTTAGCAAGTTCAATAAATGCTTCTACACTAGCTACATTACCAGCCATAATAATAAGATTATCTCCGTGTATTTCTTTAGCCTTTCTAATAGCATCATGAAGTGCTGGCATATTACCATTGGCAGTGTCAATACATATTTTTTCAATAACATTTTTAGGATATATATCCTTTTCTTTCCATTCTACGATAGTATTAAATTCTTCCAAAGATACTGCACACCATTCATTTTCTTTTCTAAAATCCCATTCTCCTCTTGGTAAACAAACTTGTATTTTGTTATCAAAAAATATTTTAGAATTTGTATGATCTACAACACATGACATTGGTGCTGTAATTAAAGGAAGAAATCCATCTTCATTGAATGGATTTGCTTCACGTCTACTATTTAATCCTATTGCTGCTTGTTTAATCATAGTTGTACCATTGGTTGACCTTTTTGTATATATACGCAAGAAGCGTTTTTAAGAATAATTTCATCACCTGCATAAAAACAACCCTCTTGTAAATTGTAGTGTAAAGGATAACTAAAACTGTTTTTACAGGATTCGGTAATAAATCCTTTTATCAAGGCATGAACATTTCTTGTACCTGTCTTTAAATATCTATTGTGTTCAGACTTATTGATAAGAAACTCACAACGTTGTAAAAAGAAATTATCAAACACTCTTGCTACAACTTTACCTGATTGTTTTATTGAATATCCTTTTTCCTTAAGATGAAGATTTCTATACAAATAAACAGGCTTTGTTGTATCAATTACTCTATTTTTAAACGGAATTACTGAGTTTATCATGCTCTATCTGAATTAGTTCACTCATTATTTTATACTCTGCTTCTTCCCAACTTTCACATCTTGTTTTACCAATATGTTCGTATCCAAC